CTAAAACCTGGCACTTCCCTCCCCGCTGGCGGCGGCGATGTGGTATTTTATAAGTCTACCCTTGGCACCAAAGCCGCTGATCAAGATACAGATTGGTGGACTCTGCCAGTATCAGTTCACTACAACGCGTACCACAACTTCTAGGAGGGAACCGTGGCAACTTATTCTTCTGGTTCTACCGTAACCTGGCGGCAGGCTCTTGAAACTGTCTACGGAGACAAGGGTCTTTCTCCCACCATTGCAATGAAGACGCTTCGCGCGAAGCCGTCTAACCTGAGTCTCAAGAAGGACACCTATACCACTGACGAGGTTCGGGCCGATCGCGGTATCAGCGATGTCCGGCACGGAATGCGTAAGGTGGAGGGCTCTATCGAGGGTGACCTCATGCTGGGAGACTGGGATGATTTCCTTCAGGGCGCTCTCCAGGGCACTTGGTCTAACAAGAATCTGCGCTCTGGCACCACGCTCCGATCATATGTTTTGGAACAGGCGTTCCCTGATCTTACTACTAGCCAGTATCGGCTCTTCTTCGGGTGCAGCTTATCAAAGATGAAGCTTTCCATCAAACCCGGTGCCATGGTGGGCATCACCTTTGACATCCTCGGACAGGATGCCACTGCGGGCACTGTTCAGGCTGTCAATAGTACTATCGCTGCTGGGACTTCTAGCCCGGTGAGCTATGCGGGTGGAACGATCACTGAGGGCGGTGTTGCCATCGCCTATGTCACTGGCTGTGACATCAATCTGGACAATGGTATCGGTCAGGTGGGTGTGATCGGATCCAATACCTCCCCCGCCACTTTCAATGGCCGCTCCTCTGTCACCGGCACCCTCACGGCTCTGTTCAAGGACTTGGTTCTTCTGAATAAGTTTCTGAACGAAACCGAGAGCGCGCTCAATATGACGCTGGTTGACCCAGCGGGCGGCGCGTTCACCATCAATCTTCCGCGCATCAAATACACGGGCGCGGAAATCGCGCCGCCCAAGGATGGCGCCACTATCATGACGCTGCCGTTCACGGCCCTGCATGACAACGCCATTTCCTCTGCCGCTGGGACCACGCTTGCAATCAGCGCGGCTGCCCCCACCACGACGGCTCTCACGGCCACACTCACAAAGGCTGTCGGGGGCTCGTTCACTAGTTTCATCACAGAAGGGTTCAACGTAGGCGACATTATCACGCTCAAGAACGCCACGACCCCTGGAAACAATGGGGATTGGGTAGTGTCGGCGGTGTCGGCCACTGTGTTGACCGTCGTTGTTCCTGTAGGCTCCACGATGGTCGCTCAGACTGCCGCTGCGCCCGGCTCGGGTGCCGGAGACATCTCTCTTCAGTCTACCAACATCGGCATTTCGCGCACCTAATTTCTAACTTAACTCCCTAGGAGAATACCATGTCTTTTGACCTTTTCAACTACACCTCCGATAAAGCCAACATCCCGGCTGAAGTCGTCATCAAGCACCCCGTAACGGGGGAACCCACAGACGTCTCCATCTTCGTGGTTGGCACGGATTCCACCGCTGCCCAGGCTTGCCTGGATAAGCAGCAGGCGCTCCGTTTCAAGGAAATGACAAAGGGGGATGGTGAGATGGTCATTCCCGAGTTTGACGCCCAGCAGAACCGGGAAAGTTTCCTGGATCTGCTGGTCGTTTGCACCACTGGATGGAAGAACATGGTTTGGAAGGGTGAGGAACTGGAGTTTTCCCCAGAGAACGCTCGAATGATCTATTCCAAGGTTCCCACGATCCGTGATCAGGTCAACAAGGCCACTGGGAGCCGCAAACTTTTTTTCAAGGACTGAGGCTGAAGCTAAATGAATTCGCTGAGAAATCATTCGCTCTTGATGTCCCGCAGAAAACAGGTGGCACGCTGCGAGATCATGTCAAGTTTCTGCGGGATCAGGGCGTCGATGTCAGTGAATTTCTTCCGCCTCCAATCCCATACCAGTGCGTGGAAATTTGGAACTGGTTTTGTGAAATCAGCCTCGGGCGCCAAAGTAACGGAATGGGCCCCAATCCACTCTCCTGCACAGAAATCTTGGCTTGGTCGCAGTTACGAGGAATAAGGCTGGGGGCCTTTGAATTCGCCTGCATTCGTGGTCTAGACTTAATGTTTATAAGGACTATGAACAATGGCTGACGTATCCACCCTGGTCATAGAGGTTGACGGCCGCCCAGTTAGCCAAGCTGAGGCGGCCCTCTTGTCATTGAAAAACGCTAGTGACGAAGCTGCTGACTCTGTTGATCTTTTAGCATCAGTGTATGGTAAACTCACTGGCATCATCTCAACCACAGTAATTGTAGATGCCATCAAAAATGTCGCATTGTTAGGGTCACAATACGAAATGCTCGGCGCTACCATGGGCGTCATGGCGAATAACGCTGGGCTCACCAAAATAGAGATGCAGAGCATCCAAGAAAAGATGGAGGAGACAGGCATCAGCGCTTTGCGCGCACGCCAAGGTCTTCAGATCATGGCTGCCGCTCAAATAGATCTAAATAAAGCCGCAGAACTAGGCCGCGTGGCACAGGATGGCGCGACATTAGCTAGAATTAATAGCTCTGAGGCCTTCGCTAGACTGGTCCAGGGTATTTCAACTGGAGAGGCGCGTATCATTCGCCATATGGGCATTATGGTGAATTTCAAATCGGCCATCAATGAATACGCCCGCGCTAATCATGTTGCCGTTGAAAGTATAGATGCTAAGACACTGGCGGAAATTCGTCTGGACGCGGTGCTGGCAGAAGGCTACAAGCGCCAAGGAGTATATGAAGCGGCAATGACTACCGCTGGTAAGCAAATGTTGTCAATGGCCCGCTACACAGAGAACTTCAAGGTAAGGTTAGGAGAAACATTCAACCCCGCAACAGAAGAAGTTGTATTCAGGCTTGTCGAGGCGTTCAAAAGTGCTTCTGAAGCTTTGAAAGATTGGCAAGATTCTGGCGGACAGGCCGAATTCGCATCTGGTCTACGCCATGATGTAGAGTCATTAATCAATGGACTGATAACACTGGGCCAAGTGGCCTATGACGCACGCACCCCCATAGAGTTCTTTATGACAGTGTTCACCACTGTTAAGATTACTAATTGGCTTGTGACTACTGTGGCCGCAATGAGAACGGCAGTCAATGAGTCTGTAATGGGCAATGTTCGCATGGCGGAGGCCACTGTAGCCCGTGCTCGTGCATCTGTTGCTGCGACTGCGGCAGAAATTGAGGATTATGAAGTCGCTAAGAGGGCAGCTAATGGCCAAATCTTAGAAACAATCATTCACAAGCAGGGTGCGGATGCTAAGGTTAGGCACTTGATCGCCGTAAAAGCACTCGCTAGGGCGAAACAGGAACTAGCGGTTGCGACAGAAGAAGCAACGGGGGCAGAAGCTGCATGGGGGGCTGTGGTTAATGCGCTTGGCGGCTATATTGGCGTGGCAATGATAGCCATCACAGGTCTTATCTTCTTGTATCAGAAATTAAAGGATTCTAGGCATGAGGATGCAGAGGATTCAGAGCGATCTATTGACGATATGATCATTGCGCTGGATAAGCGTCAAAGGGTGCTGAAAGACATCATTAAGAAACGTGAGGCTGGGGACAAAAAGGGCGCTAAAAAGGCTGTTGAAGAAGCGGAAATAGATAAAACTCCTGAGATTGCAAGAGAAATAGCTGTCAGGGATAAGCTTCAAGCCCAACTAGAAAAATTCAACCAGGATAACAAGGATCTTCTTGACACGCAGCAACAATTAAATACCGCCGGGGAAGCGTATGTGACGGTTCTAGAAGCCATACGCGCCAAGGCCACGCAAAAAGATATTCAGAAGGATCTTGATGCGGCCGAGGCCGCCTTGGAGAGAGCCCGCGCCAAAGTTGCTGCTACCAGAAAGCTGGAGCATAAAGTCGAGGATAGTAATCTTGATTTAGCCGCCCAAAAAGCAGAAGAAATTCATGCTGCTAACGCCCAGCGTATGCTCTACTACAAGACACAGATGGCAGCCATGGAAGAAAAGATTACCGATGCCAGTTACAAGGGTATCGGCCTCACCAAGCAGGCAATTGAGTTCAAGAAGCTTGAAGCGGAAACTGCCAAAAAGATAGCCGACTGGACAGCAATGGCTAACGAAATTGACAAGAAAACTGGCACCAGAAGGCTAGATGACACCCAGCTTAAGAATCTTATTGCTAGGCGCAAGGAAGAAGAGGCTAAACTGAAGGCCGCGTATATTCGCTCTGAGGGAGAAGCTTCAGACGAGCGCGTGTATTCTGATATGCAGAAGATGCGCGAAGACTCTGACGCGTATAATCGTAGTCTGGAGGAAACTATCGAGCTTGAAATGTGGCGCAGCGTCAACCTAGCCGATGGAAACATCACAGAATCAGAGTTCCTAGATCTCATTAAGGAAAAGACCGATCTTACTATACTGGCTAAGCGGCGGGCCAATGATGAGTCTGAGATATACCTGAAGACTATCAAGGATATAAATGAGCAGGAACGGCTAGGAATCATCTCGGCTGAAAAAGCAATGAAAGCCAGGTTCGACGCCGAAAACAATCGTAGTGGCGGTAGACTTGCCGCCACCGCCACCCCAGAAGAAACCTATGCGCGAGAAGTGGCGCAGTTGGAAGCTTATCGGAAGAATGGGGGAGACTTGGTCACATACCAGCGTTCTCTCATCAAGCTCAAAGAAGCGAGCGGCTCAGCTTGGGCTGCCATGGGGCAGGCTGTCAAAGGCTATACAGATCAGACGTCCACCTTATTGGCCGACTTCTTCAATGGAACTTCGACAAACTGGCACAAGATGTTCGCCAGTATGCTTCGCGACATGGAAGCAGCGATCATAAAAGCAATGATCATGAAGCCTGTCATGGATGCACTGGCCGCTTCGCTGACCTCGCTCACAAAGGGTGGCGGGCCGGGCTTCTGGGCCACCTTTGCATCATACTTCAATGGCAGCACGCCCAGCACCCCATCCACAGGAAATTACTCAAATATCGGATCCGGGCTCAATACTTCTGGCGCGGGCGGGTTCACAGGCAAATTGCCTAGCGTGGGTCCATATAGTGGCGCTTCTGCGGCCTTTAGCGTGGCGGGCATGCCTACCAGCCAGGCCAAGGCGGCGCAGCCCAGAGGCACCGGTGACGTTTACCTGAGCGTTACTGTGGCCACCAACGGCAGCGCCCAAACCCAGGAAAGGGGCAATAATGATCAGGGCATCGCAGTGGCCCGCAGTCTTGCGGCTAAGATGCGAGAAGTAATCATAGACGAGCAGCGCCCCAATGGTATAATCTACGACTTTGTGCATGGACGGTGACTTATGGCTACTTTCACTTGGCTGCCCTCAACTGGAACTTCTGATGACAAAAAGTTGCGGGTCATAAAAGCGCAGTTCGGCGATGGCTACGCCCAGCGTGCCAGAGATGGGCTGAACACGAGCCTAGCCAAGTGGACAGTTGAATTCAATAATCGGACCACCGCAGAGGCCGACGCCATTGAAGCCTTTCTTGAAGCGCAGTATGGAACCACCCCATTCGACTGGGCTCCCCCTAACGGAACTTCTCACAAGTTCATTTGTGACAACTGGAAGCGAACAGAACATAGTTTCAATCAGGTGTCCATCTCGGGTGTGTTTGAGCAGGTGCCGATGTGACTCTTTCTCGCCTAGATCCAGGGTATGTTGATCCCACTCCGCGCAGGGAAATAGCAAGTCTTGATCCAGGCGCCATTATTGAACTATTCGTTCTCGACGCTAGCGATCCTAGTATCGGCGGAGGACTGACTTATTTCCACGCCGGAACGAACGATGTGTGGGCCAACATCGTCTGGCAGGGCAATACCTATCAGGCATTCCCGATCAAGGCAGATGGGTTTGAAATAACCGGAAAGGGCACCCTGCCCCGCCCAAAGCTCACAGTTGCGGCTGTTGATGGCCTGATTGGACTAATGATCCGAGACTACGACGATTTGGTGGGGGCGACGCTCATAAG